GCCCGCCGCCTTCAACTACCGCGAGGCGTCCTGGTTCCAGCTGGACATGGCTACCCGCAACGAGCTGCGCCTGCGCGACGGCTCGGCCGAGGGCGAGGCGCTCAACCCCTTCGGCTGGATCGTCCACCAGCACAAGGCCAAGTCCGGCTATGTGGCGCGCGGCGGCCTCTACCGCGTGCTGGCCTGGCCGTACCTGTTCAAGAACTACGCCGTGCGCGATCTCGCCGAGTTCCTGGAGATCTACGGCCTGCCGGTGCGCCTGGGCAAGTACCCGGCCGGCGCCTCCGGCGACGAGAAGGCCACCCTGCTGCGCGCCGTGGTCAACATCGGCCACAACGCCGCCGGCATCATCCCCGAAGGCATGGCCATCGACTTCAAGGAAGCCGCCAAGGGCACCCATGACCCGTTCGACTGGATGGTCCAGTGGGCGGAAAAGAGCATGTCCAAGGCCGTGCTCGGCGGCACGCTCACCAGCCAGGCCGACGGCAAGAGCAGCACCAACGCCCTGGGCAACGTGCACAACGAAGTGCGCCATGACCTGCTCAAGAGCGATGCCAAACAAGTCGCCACCACCCTGCGCCAGTACCTGCTCTATCCGCTCCTGGTACTCAACCGCGGCGGTGACCGCGACCCGCGCCGCCTGCCGCGCTTCCAGTTCGACCTGGTCGAAGCCGAGGACATGGCCACCTACGCCGAGGCCCTGCCCAAGCTGGTCGAGGCCGGCATGCAGATCCCCGTCGCCTGGGCCCATGAGAAGCTGCGTATCCCGCAGCCGGGTCAGGGTGATGCCGTGCTCGGTGCGCCCGCCGCCGAGCCCAAGCCGACCGCCGCCGCGCGGGTCGCCGCGCTCAAGGCCGAGGCAGAGGCCGACCCGCTCGATGACCTGGCCGAGCAGCTCGCCGGCCAGTGGCAACCCGTTGCCCGCATGGCCGAGCCGGTGCAGCAGCTGCTTGCCCAGTGCAAGAGCCTGGAGGAATTCCGCGAGCGCCTGCCCGAGGTCATCCCCGACCTCGATGCCGGCCAGCTCGTCGAGCTGATCGCCCAGGGCATGTTCGCCGGCCACCTGGCTGGCCGGACGGGAGCCGTCTGATGGTCGAGCTGCAGGCGCTGCCACCCGAACAGGCGATCGCCTACTTCCGCCAGAAGGGCTACGCCGTCGGCTTCGACTACCGCGACGTCTGGCAGGCCCAGCATCAGGCCGCGTTTACCGTGGCCAAGGCCATGCAGCTGGACCTGCTCCAGGACATCCGCGCCGAGGTCGATCGCGCCCTGGCCGAAGGCACCACCCTGCAGGAGTTTCAAAAGCGCCTCATCCCCACCCTGCAGCAAAAGGGCTGGTGGGGCCGGCAGACCCGGCAAGACCCACTCACTGGCGAGGCGCGTGACGTCCAGCTCGGCAGCCCGCGCCGGCTCAAGGTCATCTACGACACCAACCTGCGCACCGCTCACAGCGAGGGTCTGTGGGAGCGCATCCAGGCGCGCAAAGCTAGCTTTCCCTACCTGCAGTACGACGGCGGCAACTCGGAAAATCCGCGCCTGCAGCACAAGGCCTGGGACGGCTTAGTCCTGCCGGTGGACGATCCCTTCTGGCAGAACCACATGCCGGTCAAGGAATGGGGCTGCAAATGCCGCGTCTTCGCCCTGACCGCCGCCCAGCTGCAGCGCCGCGGGCTGGAGGTGGGCGAGTCGCCCAGGGTGCCCACAACGCCCTACGTCAACGCCCGCACCGGCGAGGTCCAGCAGATCCCGGCCGGCGTGCACCCGGCCTTCCACTACCCACCGGGCGGCCGACGCGGCAGCCTCGTCCAGCACCTGGTCGACAAGCTCGAAGCCGCCCCGGCAGTCGTTGCCCGCTCGGCCATCGCCGACCTGGTGCAAGGCGAGGCCTTCGCCGAGTGGTACCGCAAGCCGGCTGGCGGCTTCCCCTTGGCCTACCTCAACCCGTCCGACCTCCAGCAGTTCGGCACCCAGGCGGCCGTCGTGCTGCTGGCCGAGGCGGTCCTGCTCGACCAGTTGGCCAACCAGCCCAACGTGGTGATCGAGGACTACGCCCTGGTGCAGCAGATCCTCGACACCGGCACGCCGACCCGACAGGAAGACGGCGGCCTGGTTTACCGCCTGCAACAGGCCGATGGGTCAGTGCTGATGCTGACGGTTGAGCGGTCTGGCGTGGCCGTGGTGGTTCGCAGTTTGGTGCGGGTACTGCGGTAAAAAAGCGAGGAGCGCTGGCGAGGGCGCTGGCGAGGCGATTGGTGTTGCGCTGTTACCGTGGGAGGGATTAAGCGTCAGAGATGCTTAGCGGATCGTCTAACGGCCTTCTAACGGTATCATCTTCACCAAGATTAAGTGCCGACCGGGAGCAAAGCATGGAAGCCAACCAGTTTTTAGGTCTGATTAAGTTTTTCCACAATCCAGAATATCTGGAACTGCTTCTCGATGGATGCGTGCACTGCCAGACGCCCGAGATCTATCGACGGTCGTCTAAGGAGGGGCAAGGCGACCGCAATGAAAGCTGTGTCATGTCCTGGCGTCAGTGCCGGGGAGACGCCGACATCGAGCTTCACATCAATGGGCACCATATCCCCATCTCGGACCTGGAGGCCCTAACATTGCAGAGGGAAGGCGGAGATTCATGGCTCACCTGCTGGTTCTGCCTTCGTTTGCCAGAGCTAGAGGAAGATGTGGAAGCCCTGAAGGCCGACCTCGCCAGGATGAAGCAGGAGTTCGGGCGGCACTACGCCTTTGTGCCGGCTTACCATGCGAGTGCCTTCATAGATCGAATCAAGCAGCATACTGATAAGCCAGTGTGGGCGCAGGAAGTCGCATATAAAGACGAGAGCATCCATTGGTCTGCACGCTGCAAATCAACTGCGTACCGATACCAGCGGGAGTACCGTATCGGCTTTGGCGAATGCGCCGTTAGTGAAACCAACCCTTACGTCTTTCATTGCGATGGTGGCTTCCGCGATCTGGTACTTGCCAACGTTGAAGTTCAACTGGTCCATAACGAGACAGGACAGGTATTCCTGGACGTCGGCTCGATCTAAGTCCTCACTGAACCCCCTCACTCTGCACTAGCCAAACCATGCCGCCGACACTGGCGGCATGAAGACCAAAGCCTCCCCCACCGCCGCGATCGCCGCCTGCATCTTCGAGATCCAGGCGGAGGGTCCGGCCATCCAGCTCTTCCCGGTCGGCGCCTTCAAGGCCCGCGACGGTCGCCCGCGTGATGTGGCGGCCGGCGCCTGGTTCATCGACGCCCAGGTCGCCCAGCGGCTGATCGCCCAAGCCGCAGCCCGCGCCACCGACGTCGTTATCGACTACGAACACCAAACCCTCAACAGCGCCGAGAACGGCCTGCCCGCTCCGGCCGCCGCGTGGTTCTCCGGCAGCGGCCTGGAGTGGCGCGAGGGCCAGGGCCTGTTCGCCACCGGCGTGCAGTGGACCGACAAGGCCAGCGCCATGCTGGCGGCGCGCGAATACCGCTACCTGTCCCCCGTCTTCACCTACGACAAGCAGACCGGCGAAGTCCTGGAGCTGCTGCACGTCGGCCTCACCAACTACCCCGCACTCGACGGCATGGCCTCCCTGCCGACGCTGGCGGCTGCCCGCTTCGAACTGGCCATCCCGGCCGCCCCTTCCGCACAGGAGAACCAACGTGTGAACCGAGACCAACTGATCGAGGCGCTGGGCCTGTCTTCGGACGCCAGCGACGAAGACATCCAGACCGCACTCACTGCGCTGAAGGCCAACGCCTCCAAGGCAGACGACCTGCAGCAGTCGCTCGCCGCCCTCAAGGCCGAACGCAAGCCGGACCCGGCCAAGTTCGCCCCGATTGAGGTGGTCGAGGCGCTCAAGCAGGACATCCGCGCGCTCAAGGCCAACCAGGTGGAGGGCGAAGTCGGCCAGCTGGTGAAAGCCGGGCTTGAAGACGGCCGCCTGCTGCCGGCTCAGGAAGAGTGGGCGCGCGATCTGGGCAAGAAGGATGTGGCCGCGCTCAAGACCTACCTGGAGAAAACGCCGGCTATCGCCGCGCTCAAGGGCCAGCAGACCAATCGCCACCAAACCGCGACCCCGAGCAAGGTGGATGAGCTGGATGCCGAGGCCCTTGCCGTGTGCAAGGCCATGGGCGTCAGCCCGGAAGACTATCTGGCCACGCTCAAGGCGTAAGGAGACCCCATGTCCGCTCTCACCCGTGACCGTAACACCCCGCTGAAGAACGCCGAAATTATCGGCGTCCCGGCCGCGGCCGGCGCCAAGGTTTATGCCGGCGCCCTCGTCGTCGCCAACGCCACCGGCTACGCGGCGCCAGGCACGACCGCCGTCGGCCTCACCTACCTCGGCCGTGCCGAGGAATCGGTCGACAACACCAGCGGCGCAAACGGCGCAGCCACCGTACTGGTGCGCCGCCTCAACGCCTTCAAGTGGGGCAACGACGGCTCCATCACCCAGGCCCACCAAGGCAAAACCGCCTACATCGTCGACGACCAGACCCTGGCCGCTACCGATGGCACCGGCACCCGTTCCGCCGCTGGGCGAATCGTCGGCATCGAGCCTGACGGCGTCTGGATCGAATAAGGAGATCTCCGAATATGCTCATCAACAAAGCAGCCCTCGCCGCCGTGTTCCTGGCGTTGAAGACCACCTTCAACAAAGCCTTCGAAGCGGCACCCAGCACCTGGCAGAAGATCGCCATGGAGGTTCCGTCCAACAGCGGGCAGAACGACTACTCCTGGCTGAGCAACTTCCCGAAGATGCGCCGCTGGATCGGCGCCAAGGTCGCCAAGGCCCTGGAAGCCTACAAGTACGTCGTGGTCAACGAGGACTTCGAAGCCACCGTAGAGGTCGACCGCAATCACATCGAGGACGATCAGCTCGGCATCTACCAGCCGCAGGCGCAGATGGCCGGCTATTCGGCCGCTCAGCTGCCGGACGAGCTGGTGTACGAGGCGGTCAACGGCGGCTTCGGCAAGCTCTGCTACGACGGTCAGTACTTCTTCGACACCGATCACCCGGTCGGTGCCGGCTCGGCCAGCAACAAGGGCACCGCTCCGCTCTCCAACGCCACCCTGGCGGCGGCACAGACGGGGTACGGCGCTGCCCGCACGGCCATGAAGAAGTTCAAGGACGAGGAAGGCCGCTCGCTGAACATCACGCCCAACGTCCTGCTGGTCGGGCCGGCCCTGGAGGACATCGCCCGAGCGCTGCTGACCGATGCCAAGCTCGCCGACGGCAGCTCAAACCCCTACAAGGGCACCGCCGAACTGGTGGTCGATGGCCGCATCGAGTCCGACACCGCCTGGTTCCTCCTAGACACCAGCAAGCCGGTCAAGCCCTTCGTCTACCAGCCGCGCAAGAAGCCCGTGTTCGTCTCGCAGACCAACCCGGAAGCCGAGGACGTGTTCAACCTGAAGAAGTACAAGTTCGGCGCTGAGGCCCGCGCCGCAGCTGGTTACGGCTTCTGGCAGCTCGCCTTTGGTTCCACCGGCACTGGCGCGTAACGGAGGACTTCCACATGGCTAAAGCACCAACCAAGACTGCGGTGAAGCCCGCAGCCAAGTCCGCAGCCAAGCCCGCCGCGAAGAAGCCTGCCGGCACCGAGTCGAC